GAGACTAAACTCAACGAGCAAATTGAAAGAAATATTGCTCTAAACAAAAGACTAGCAGAGTCAGTTACCGATGTAATCTTTGGTGAAGTTTCTGAGGGTCTTGCACTTTCTCAGAAAGATAAGCTTGCTTCTCTTGCGGAAAATGTTGAGTTTGATGGTGAGGAAGAATATCGTGAGAAACTAGTAACATTGAGGGAATCTTATTTCCCATCTACTACTGGTACTCCAAGAAACACCCAAGATTATCTAGTAGAAGAAACTACTGAGACTATGCAATATCAGTCAACCAGTAGAACTATGGATGCATACTTAAATGCACTTGGAAAGGTTTCTAGAAAGTGAATTTTAGATAATAAAAATCAAACAAAAAACAATTTTACACAGAGGTAAATTCAAATGCAAATGTTCAATGCAGAACAGCTGCAGGAAAAGTGGGCACCACTCCTTGACTACAATGGTCTTAATGAAATCAAAGATCCACATCGTAGAGCGGTAACTGCTATCCTGTTAGAGAACCAAGAAAAAGCTCTTAGAGAAGAGAGAGAATTTCTTACAGAAGCAACCCCAACCATGAACACTGATCCCGCAGGATCAGGTGCAGCAGGTTTCAGCTACGGTGCTTCCGCAGCAGGTCCAGTAGCAGGTTTCGACCCAGTTCTGATCTCACTGATCAGACGTTCAATGCCTAACCTTGTTGCATATGACCTAGCAGGTGTTCAACCAATGAACGGTCCTGTAAGTCTCATTTTCGCAATGAGATCACGTTATACCAACCCACAAGGTAATGAAACATTCTACAATGAAGTAGATACCACCTTCTCTGGTCAGAATGCTGGCAGAAACAATGACAATGGTTGGACTAACGGTAACGTTGGTTTCGGAACCACTGCACAGGTTGGTTCAAACCCAGGTCTTCTCAACCCAACTTCTGCACCTCTCGGTGAGTACAATGTTGGTCAGGCAATGAGCACTTCTGAGGCAGAAAGTCTCGGTAATGATCTCAATGATGCTGGCACCTTCTTCAACGAGATGGCACTTAGCATCGAGCGTGTATCCGTTACTGCTAAGTCTCGTGCTCTGAAAGCAGAATACAGTCTTGAGCTTGCTCAGGATCTGAAGGCAATTCACGGTCTGAATGCTGAGGCTGAACTTGCAAACATTCTCTCAACTGAGATTCTTGCTGAGATCAACCGTGAAGTTATTCGTACCATCTACATGATTGCAGAACCTGGTGCACAAAATAACGTTGCAACTCCTGGTATCTTTGACCTTGATGTTGACTCCAACGGTCGTTGGTCAGTTGAGAAGTTCAAAGGTCTTATTTTCCAAATGGAAAGAGATGCCAACCTGATTGCACAAAGAACTCGTAGAGGTAAGGGGAACATGATTCTCTGCTCTGCAGACGTTGCTTCAGCACTGTCTCACGCAGGAATCCTGGATTACACCCCAGCACTCAACGCAAACCTCCAGGTAGATGACACCGGTAATACTTTTGCAGGTGTTCTCCAAGGTAAGTATAAGGTTTATATCGACCCATATTCTGCAAACAATAGCAACACCCAGTTCTATGTTGCTGGTTACAAGGGAACCTCACCTTACGATGCAGGTCTCTTCTATTGCCCATATGTTCCTCTCCAAATGGTTCGTGCCGTTGGTGAGCAGTCCTTCCAACCAAAAATTGGATTTAAGACTCGTTATGGCATGGTTGCTAACCCATTTGCTGAAGGTCTTAACCAAGGTCTTGGAAGACTCCAGAGAAACTCCAACACCTACTACAAGAGAACTCTTGTTAAGAACCTCATGTGATCCATTCACATTAAGTTCACTGGACCCCTCAGGGGGTCCTTTTTTATTGGAAATAAATATATTGTATGAATATTTTTTCAATAAAATGTCACAAAATCCTTGGAAAAATCAAATCAATAATAAAAGTTTTTTATCTCCAACGGGATTTAAATTTTCTTTAGTTAAAAAACCAAAAATTGATTTTTTTTGTAATGAAATTTCAATTCCTGGTATTAATTTGGGAGTTGCAGTCCAGTCATCATATTTAAAACAAATTCCAGTTCCTGGTGATGTATTAACTTATGATGATTTAACTCTTCGTTTTAATGTAGATGAAGATATGGAAAATTATCTTGAAGTTTATAATTGGTTAATTCAATTTGGTTTCCCAAGTAGTCTAGAGCAATATCAACAACTTCTAAATGAAGACGAGAATAGCAAAGGCAAGCAAACTGCTATTTCAGGTATGTCAGATGGAAGTTTAGTAATTTATAATAGTAACTACAATCCTAATATAAGAATTGATTTTAAAGATTTATTTCCAGTATCTCTTAGCACGATACAATTTAATTCACAAGTAAATGATATCCAATACGTGACAGCACAAGCAACTTTCAAGTATACTATCTACAATATTGTCAAACTTAATTCATGAATATCAATGAAATTGAAGATCTTTGGGAAAAAGATTCTCAAATAGATCCCGATAATTTACATCTAGAAAGTATTAAAATTCCCAATCTACACTCCAAATATTATAAAATTTATAATAATATTTCACTTTTAAAAAAAATAGAAGAAAACAAGTACTTAGAAATTCAAAAAGAAAAATGGTTATATTACTCAGGAAAGGCAAGTCCTGAAGTGTACAAGGAAAACCCTTTCGATCATAGAGTAATTAAACAAGACCTAGATAAGTATATGAGTTCAGATCAAGATATTATAAAGTCTGCAACTAAAATAGATTATTATAATTTAATGTTAAAATATCTGGAAAGTATTTTAAAAAATATTGAAAATAGAACTTTTGTAATTAAAAACAGTATTGAATGGTCTAAATTTACTGCAGGATATAGTTAACATGAAATCTGATGTTGTTATTAAAAAGAAAAATGAAGTCTATCTAAAGTTAGAATGTGAACCTCACGTTTTATATGATCTATCCCCATATTTTGCATTTGAAGTTCCCAATGCAAAATTTATGAGAGGTAATAAGTATAAAAATTGGAATGGTCAAATTCATCTACTAAACGTACACAGTAAAGAAATTTATGTAGGACTTTTAGATAAATTAATAGAAAAAATAAAATTACATGATTATACTTACGAATTTGAGAATAGTAAGTACTATGGACTTCCATATGAAGAGAACGAGATGATTTCATATGAAGGTGTTAAATCTTATATGAAAAAGATTATCTCGTCAAAATATGAACCTAGAGATTATCAAATTCAAGCAGTAACAGACGCATTAAAAAATAATAGGAAGTTATTAGTATCACCAACTTCCTCTGGTAAATCTATGATGATTTATTCATTGGTAAGATACTATACTGAAAAAAATATGAAAACTTTATTGATTGTTCCTACTACTTCTTTAGTTGAACAAATGAGTAAAGATTTTGAAGACTATGGTTGGGACACTCAAAACTATGTGCATAAAATTTATGCAGGTCGTGCTAAAAATACAGATAAAAAAGTTACTATTTCGACATACCAAAGTTTATATGATTTGGAGAAATCTTATTTTGAAAATTTTGATGTAGTAATTGTAGATGAAGCACATACTGCAAAAAGTAAATCTATAACAGATATTTTGCACAAAATGCATGGTGCTAAGTATCGTTTTGGATTTACTGGTACAACTAATCCAGAAAAAGTAAACATTTGGATTCTTGAAGGATTATTTGGTCCTGCATATAAAGTTATCCGTACTCAAGAATTGATGGATAAAGGAAATATTGCAAAACTTCAAATTAAAATTTTAATTCTTCAACATAAAGGTCAAAAATTTGAAACCTATGAAGATGAATTGCAATATTTAATTACACATGAAAAGAGAAATAATTTTATTAAAAATCTAGCATTAGATTTAAAAGGAAACACTTTGATTCTTTTTAGTAGAGTAGAAACCCACGGATCTGTTTTATTTGAATTAATAAATAATTCAGTCAAAGAAAATCAAAAAGTATTCTTTGTTTATGGTGGTGTGGATACTGAACAAAGAGAAAAAATTAGAGAAATTACTGAACAAGAAAATAATGCAATTATCGTTGCATCTTATGGTGTATTCAGTACTGGAATATCAATAAAAAACTTACATAATTTAATTTTTGCAAGTCCAACTAAATCTAAAATTAGAAATCTCCAAAGCATTGGAAGGATTTTAAGAAAATCAAATACTAAAAATAAAGCAGTTTTGTATGATATTGCTGATGATATCACTTATCAGTCTAAAAAAAATTATACCTTAAATCATCTTATTGAAAGAATCAAAACCTATAATGAAGAAAATTTTGTTTATGAATTACATAAAATTAATTTTAAGGAAAAATGAAAGAAGAAGAATTTTATGCAATTATTAAATTAGTATCTGGTGAAGAAATCTTATCAAAGGTATGTCCTTTTGATGAAAATGATGATACAATGGTTGTGTTAGACAACCCTGTATTCATTGAAACTGCTTTTGTACCTAAACTCGGTGTTCCCATTGCTAAAATAAATCCTTGGTTAAGACTTTCTGAGGATACTATGTTTATAATGAGTTTAGATAAAATTATAACAATGACTGAATGTAAGGATGTATCTTTAATTAAGATACATCAACGTTATGTTAGAGAACAAAATAAAGAAACTAATCTAACAACATTAACTCCTAATATGGGATATGTTTCTTCTATTTCAGATGCTAGGGTTTCCCTAGAGAAACTTTATAACTCGGAGACTTCAAACAGTAAATTCGAATGATTTCCTAGAGTATCTTATAGTATTATTAATATAGTATTTTCCAAACTCAACAGAGTAATTATACCGGTATTCAGGTATAGTGTCAAGGGTATAAATACCCATATTTTAAAAAATTGACTTATTAATTATTTTGAGATTAAAATCATAAAAAAATAAAATACAACATGTTAAATCAGGTTATGAATAAAAAACAAAAAAATGTCCACTATGTAAACAATAAAGATTTCCATGATGCACTCATTGCTTACAAAAGGAAGGTAGACATTGCTAAAGAAAATGGACAACCGAAACCAAGAATACCAAATTATCTTGGAGATTGCTTTTTAAAAATTGCAACCCACCTTTCATATCGTCCAAATTTCGTAAATTATATGTATCGTGATGATATGATTTCAGATGGAGTTGAAAATTGTGTTCAATATATTCATAATTTTGACGTAACTCGTAGTAATCCTTTTGCATATTTTACTCAAATAGTTTACTACGCATTTCTTCGTAGGATTGGTAGAGAAAAGAAGCAAGTGGAAATAAAAGAAAAAATTCTAGAAAGAACTTCTTTTGATGAAGTTTTCACAGCAGATGAACATTACAGCAGTTCAGATTATAATTCTATTAAAGATGCTGTTTATTCTAAGTATTATTGATTTTGATTTAATTTATAAAAATAATGAAAGTAGCAGTAATTACGGACACTCACTTTTGCTTTAAAAAATCTAGCAAAGTATATCATGATTATTTTGAACGATTTTATAGTAATGTGTTTTTCCCTACTCTAGAAGACCGTAAGATCACCCATGTCATTCATATGGGGGATGCTTTTGATAATCGTAGAGGAGTCGATTACTGGGGACTAGAGTGGGCACAGAGAGTAGTTTATAATAAATTTAGAGACTTAAGTATTGAAGTCTATCAAATCATGGGAAATCATGATGCATACCACAAGAATACTAACACTATAAATTCAGTTGAAACTCTTTTGTATCATTATGATAATATAATTCCAATAACAGATCCTAAAGAATATAATATTGGTGGACTGGACTGTTTGATGCTTCCATGGATTTGTAAAGATAATGAGCAGAGAACATTTGAACTAATTCAAAATACAAAAGCAAAAGTTGTTTTTGGTCATTTGGAACTTCAAGGATTTTCCTTATTCCCAGGACACCCTCAAACTCATGGTATGAGTGTGGAAAAATTTGAAAAATTTGATAGAGTATATTCTGGTCATTATCATACTCGCAGTAACGATGGAAAAATATTTTATCTGGGAAATCCATATCAGATGTTCTGGTCAGATGTGAATGATAAAAGAGGATTTAGTATTTTTGATACAGAAACTTATGAGATAGAATTTATAGAAAATCCATATTACATGTATGAAAAAATCTATTATTCTGATCTTGATTATAAAAAATTTGACTTTTCTACTTTAGAAAATAAAAATGTAAAAGTTTTAGTGCAACAAAGAACTAATCAACTTCAATATGAAAAATTCATTTCAGAAATTTTAAAAAGAAATATTGTAGATCTTAAAATATCTGAAACTGTTGATTTGGAATCTGAACGTGTGGATATCATCAATATTGATTCCGAGGATACTTTGAGTATTCTTAATAAATATATCGAAGATGCAGATTTTAACTTAAACAAAAATAAAGTTAAAAAAATATTGCAAGATGTTTATAAAGAGGCAATAGAATTAGAAATCGCATAATATTTTTCATATGCACTTTTACAGATGGGGAACTAATGCATGTATATAATTACAATTAGTGGTAAAAAGGATGAAGGTGCATATGCAGTAATTGATGAACATGGTGACAAAACCTTGTGTTTTTTTGAAGAAGAAGATGATGCAATTAGATATGCTGGATTATTGGAAGCAGATGATTATCCTGAAATGGAAGTAATAGAAGTAGAGGATGAACTTGCAATAAAGACGTGTGAAATGTATAATTACCACTACGTGGTTGTAAAACCTGATGATTTCGTGATCCCCCCAAAAGAAGATGCTCTGTATTCAGAAAATAAAATATAAAAACTTTTTAAGTACTGGAAATCAATTTACTGAAATATGTTTTACTGACACAAAAACTACATTAATAGTAGGAAAAAATGGAGAGGGTAAGACTACACTACACTCTGCTTTAGTATTTGGTCTGTACGGTAAATCTAATAGAAACACAACAAAAAAACTATTGGTCAATAGTAGAAATAAAAAAGATTGTGTAGTCGAAGTTTATTTTTCAAACGAGGGTAAAGACTACAAAATTGTAAGAGGAATTTCTCCAAATATTTTTGAAATTTGGATAAATGGTAATTTGCAAGAAGAACTTTCTGCAGTGAAAGATCAACAAAAATATTTGGAACAAGTAATTCTAAAAATGAGTTACAAAACTTTCATGCAGGTTGTTGTTCTTGGGAGTAGTAATTTTATACCATTTATGCAATTGTCTTCTTCTGATCGTAGAGATTTAGTGGAAGAATTATTGGACATTAAAATCTTTTCTTCAATGAACATTGTATTAAAAGATAAAATTAAAGGTTTGGAAAGAAAGTCTAAAGAAATAGATTCAAATATTTCATCAATCAAAGACAAAATTGAAATGCAAAAAGTCTTTATTGAAACACTTAAAAATAACAGTAAAGATATTATCACTAAACATAAAAATAAGATTGGTGAGTTGGATTTCCAAGTGCAGGAATTGATTAAATTGAATGATGAATATTTAAAATCTATTGAAATTGAGCAAGAAAAATTAAATTCAATTTCTTTTTCATCTAAAAAATTAAAACAATTATCTGGAATACGTGGTAAATTAGAAACTAAAAAATCTATTTTTGAAGAAGAGAAAGATTTTTTTAACGAAAATGAAATTTGCCCAACTTGTAAGACACACTTACAAGTTGATTTTAGAGAAGAAAAAGTAAAAGAAATCGACATTCAACTTCAAAAAATAGAAGAAGGATTTATCGAATTGCAAGATGCTATTTTGGAAGAAGAGAATAGAGAAAGTATAGTTAAAAATATAACCAAAGACATCAGTAACATAACATCAAATATTACTGTCAACAATTCTACAATAAAACAATATAATAAACAGAAGTTAGAACTTGAAAAAGAAATTGAGAATCTTCTTAGCAAAAATAAAAATGAAAGCAAAGAAGTAAAAATTTTAAGAGATATGATGAAAGAAGAAGATAAGTTGGATAAAGTAAAGTCTCAATGTAATGAAGCACTTCATTACTTTGAATTTGCACATCTTCTTATGAAAGATGGTGGAATAAAATCCAAAATAATTCAAAAATATTTGCCAATAATAAATCAGCAAATAAACAGATATCTCCAAATGATGGATTTGTTTATTAATTTTTCTTTAGATGAAGAATTTAAAGAAAGTGTTAATACACCAGTCCATGAAGATTTTTCTTATGGATCTTTTAGTGAGGGTGAAAAACAAAGAATATCCTTATCCATTTTATTTGCATGGAGAGAGGTTGCTAGAATGAAGAATTCGGTAAATTGCAATTTACTTTTCCTAGATGAAATTTTTGATAGTTCGTTGGATACTGAAGGAACAGAATACTTACTTAAAATAATTAAATACGCAATTCAAGATTCTAATATTTTTATAATTTCTCATAGAATCGATGACCTTACAGATAAATTTGAAAGGGTATTAGAGGTAAAAAAAGTTAATGGATTCTCCAAATTTTTCTCTTGACTTTTAACCCGAAACTTACTATACTTTATTCTTGATAAAAGCAATTATGGAAAACTTTGACATGATCAATGATTACATTGGAATTTCATCTTCTTTACCTTCACCTTATGCGGATACTACAATTTTAGGAGGGGAAGACTATTTGAGTTTTAATTCTAATTCTTACAATTCAGATTATATTACATTTAATACAATGTCAGGTTCTAGTGCTGGAAGTCCTATGACTAATGAAAATGCAAATGGTTTTTGGAAATATAATGAAGATAAAATTATAAAGCAACTAGAAGAATATATTAAAGGTACATATCGACAGCATTATGTAGATCGAACTGGTGGTGGAAATGAACAAACACTAGACAAGATCAAACACAATCGTCGTGAAGGGTTTTGTGCTGGTAATGTAACTAAGTATATTGATCGTTACGATACCAAAGGAACTCCTCGTGCAGATCTCTTTAAAGTACTGCATTACACTATTCTCCTGATCAATCATCTTAACCTTATTGAAAACAAGTGATGAAACTTTCTGAAAATACTATTTCTATTTTAAAAAACTTTTCGACTATTAATCCTAGTATCTACATTCGAAAAGGTAATGTCATCAGAACTATTGCAATGTCTGGAAATATTGCTGCATCTGCAAAAGTTGCAGAAGAATTTGATAATGAATTTGCAATTTATGATCTGAATCAATTTCTTAATGGTCTGAAACTTTATGATAATCCACAACTAGATTTTTCTGAAGAAAATTGCGTATTGGTGAAGCAAGGAAGTCATACCATTAAATATTTTCTAACTGATCCTACTCTTATTTTCGCACCTGAAAATAAAGATATTGTTCTCCCTTCTAAAGATATTTGTTTCCAAATTGATGAAGCACAATTTGAAAAATTAGTTCGAGCTTCATCTGTTTTTGGTCTTCCTGACCTTTCAGTAGTTGGGGAAGATGGAAAAATCGAATTGCAAGTTCGACAGAAAGAAAATGTTACATCTAATGAAGTATCTATTGTTGTGGGTGAGACTGAGGATGAGTTTTGCTTGAACTTCAAAATTGAAAACTTGCGGATTATTCCTGGATCCTATAACGTAGTTATCTCAAGGCAATTCATTGCAGAGTTTACAAATCAGAATTTTGATTTGACTTATTTTGTTGGTCTTGAGAGTGATAGTTCCTTCATCTCTTAATTTTTATTATGGACTTTTTGTTTTATCTAACACCTATAGGTAGAGAAATCATCAGCAGTGTTATGCTAAAAAACTTTAGAATTCAGGAAAATCCTCCTATTTGTAAAAAATATAAAGATTTGTTTGGATATACTAAAAGTCCCAATTTTGTAATTTGCACAGATAACATTAAAAATAATATCAGTCCAGTATCACATTATGTAAATGAAACTGTATACCATGAAGCTGTTCATGTTGTACAATCATGTAAAGGTGGTCCAATTAATATAAAAGACATTACACTTAGTTCTGAAAAATTGAATGATGTAAATCGTTCTGTAAATTATGGAACTTCTGCAAGTGTTTATGAAATGGAATCTTATTATTTGGAAGATAAACCTGAGTTGGTTTCAAGTTATTTGAAAAAATACTGTTTTTAATTTGTTATGAACATTTTTGTTGTAGATCAATGTCCAAAAAAATCTGCTGAACAACTTCCCGATAAACATATTGTAAAAATGCCCTTAGAGACCTGTCAAATGGTCTCTGTGATATATTCGGATTGGTATTATAATTGGGGAACAATTAACAAAGTAGATGGAAATCCTTATAGCACCAAACGAGGAGCATTCCGTAACCATCCATGTACTAAATGGGCATCAGAATCTTACGGGAATCTTGCCTGGTTGCTTTCCCATGGACTATTTCTTTGCTTAGAATATACTGAACGTTACAATAAAAGACATTCCTGTCAGAATACAATTGAGCAGGCAATTGATATATTTAATAGTAAAAGTGATAGGTTATTCTCTAATTACCAAGATGTAATAGAATTTACTCGTGCAATGCCAGATGAGTTGAAAAATAATACGTCTATAAGTACAATGGAAGCATATCAAAAATATGTTGCATCTAAACCTTGGGTGAAAGATAATTACCTAAGAAAACCTGAAAGACTACCTGAGTGGATTTTTAATTATGCGTGATGACTTTTTGTTTGTTGAAAAATATGCACCAAAAACCATAGATGAATGTATTCTTCCCGAAGAACTGAGGAAGTTTTTTAATGAAATTAGAAACTCTAAAGAAGTTCCTAATTTAATCTTGTCTGGTCCTCCTGGGATAGGTAAAACTTCTACAATTAAAGCTCTATCCAATGAACTTGGATTGGACTTTATGATGATTAATGGATCAGAAGAAGGACGTTTTATTGATACTATTAGAAATAAGGTTCAAACTTATGCATCCACAGTATCACTTACAAATACTGGTAAAAAAATACTTTTGATTGATGAGGCAGACAATGTAACTCATGATGCCCAACTTGCTTTACGTGGGGCAATTGAAAAACTTCAAAAGAATTGTATTTTTATTTTTACTTGTAATTACAAAAATAAAATTCTTCCACCTCTTCATTCTAGATGTTCAGTATTAGATTTTACTATTCCTACAAAAGAAAAACCTAAACTGGCTCTAGCATTATTTGAACGTATTGAAAATATTTTAAAATCTGAAAATATTGAATATGAAAAGAAAGTTCTTGCACAACTAGTGCAAAAATATTTTCCAGATTTCCGTAGAACTCTAAATGAACTTCAAAGGTATTCATCTACAGGTAAGTTAGAATTAAATTCAATAACATCTTCATCTAATGCAAATGTTTTAGAATTAATGGAATACCTGAAAACTAAAAATTTCACAGAAGTCAAGAAGTGGACTACTTTAAATATTGACAATGATATTAGTAAAGTTTTACGTCAAATTTATGATGAACTTTATAAAGTATTGGTTCCATCTACTCTTCCTGCTGCTGTTTTGGTTTTAGCAAAATATCAATATCAAAGTGGTTTTGTGATGGATCAGGAAATCAATCTTCTTGCATGTTTAGTTGAAATTATGTGTGAATGTGAGTTTGTATGAGCACTTCTCCTTGGGATTGGGTAAAAACAATAACGAGTACTAAAGAAAATCTATTAGAGACTGAAGATTTAAAAACTTATGAACCTTTCATAGTAAATAAAGCTTTATCGTATCATTTTGATTGTACTTTATATGCAAATGAAATGAATAAGCATTTTTATCTAGATAAAGATATGCAGTATTCTTTTTACTTGCATGGTATTCGTAAAATGAAAAGAGGATTTTCTCCTTGGATTAAAAAAGAAAGTATACAAGATTTAGATTATATCAAGGCATATTATGGATATAATAATGAAAAAGCACTTCAAGTTCTTAGTATTCTCTCAAAAAAACAAATAAACTATATAAAAGATAGACTTGAAAATCGTGGATTTGAAAAACAATGACTAATGTAAATGAACCCCAAGTAAATTGGACACCATCTATGATGGTTGAAGTTACTCTAAACGAACCAGATGACTTTTTGAAAGTTAGAGAGACTCTTACTAGAATAGGAGTTGCATCTAGAAAGGAAAAGAAACTTTATCAATCCGTTCATATTCTTCATAAGCAAGGCAGATATTATCTGACACATTTTAAAGAACTATTTGCTCTAGATGGAAAATATGCAAATATTACAGTCAATGATGTTCAAAGACGTAATAGAATTGTTCAACTAGTTGCAGATTGGGGATTGATTTCTATTGTAAATCCAGATCAAGTAGTAGATATTGCTCCTCTCAATCAAATCAAAGTTATTTCTTTTAAAGAAAAAAATGAGTGGGCACTGGAAAGTAAATATTCCATTGGCAAAAAAGTTAAACCTGAAAACGAGTAATCAGTGATATAACCCGAATAAAATGGGAGTGCTAACCACACTCCCATTTTTAATGTAAGAAAATATATAATAATGAAATGAGATGCCCACTGGGATCTCATAAACTAAGATGCTCATTGGAGGTCAAAATGACAACTATCGCAAAATACAACACGTCTAACATTCAAAAGTTTTTTGAAGATATTGACAGACTAACAATTGGAATGGATCCATTTTTTAGTAGGTTAGATAATCTTCATGTTACTAATTATCCCCCATTTAATGTTATAGATTTAGGGAATGGTCAGCAACGATTAGAAATTGCAGTTGCAGGATTTTCAAAGTCTGAAATTAGTGTCTACACTGAAAATAATGTTCTAACAGTTTCTGGAACAAAAGAAAGTAGACCTGAAGAAAACTATAAGCATCATGGAATTGCTTCTAGATCATTCACTAGAACATGGCCAATTTCAGATGATATTAGAATTGGTGATGTAAAACTTATAGATGGTTTATTGTCTATTGAGGTATTGAGAATTATTCCAGATCATCAAAAGAAAAGAACTTATAGTGTTCTATAAATAAAAATAAAAAATGAAAACCTTTCAGGAATTTAAAAAAATTATAAATGAAATGGTAGGTGATTTTGGTTCTGGTGTAAGACCACCAAAACCCAAATGTTATGGGAAAACGACTACTTATGCCATGCTTCCCGGAAAAAGAGTATGTAAGTTCAAAAGAAAAAGATAAATACTTTTGAATATCGTCGGCGCAAGAGGAGTACCTGGCAAAATCCAGGTTGACTCCTCCTTTTTTTTGTGATATCATTGTTGGATACCAAATGTGAATGGAAAAATAAAATGATACAAGGACTATTACTTACAACTAACCAAATCTTAGTAACGGAAGTACATGAAGTGATGGTTGATTTGGGTGAACCTAATTGTAGGATGGTTAATCCTTGCACAATTAATAGTGATGGTGATCTTGTAAGGTACTTGTCTGATCACACAAATCAGACTACATTTATGATTTCATCTGATAAAATTTTAACTATCTTTGATCCACTTACTGATATAAAGGATCAATATAGAATTTTGACTGGATATGTAGAAGAGGTTTCAACTAGTGAGGAGGAGGAACTGAATTGAGATTTTACACTAATGTAACTCAAAAATTCGATAAAATGTTGGTTCGTGGATATGAAGATGGTGAAAGGTTTAACCAGGAACTTGAATTTTATCCTACATTATATGTTTTAAGTAAAAAAGAGACAGAACATAAGACACTTGATGGTCAATTTGTAAAACCAATTCAACCTGGATTGATTTCTGATTGTAGAGAATTTTATAAAAAATATAATGAAGTAGATGGATTTTCCATTTATGGGATGGATAACTATACCTTCCAATATATCTCAGATAATTATTCTGAGGATGAAATTAAATATGATATTTCTAAAATTAAATTATTTACAATTGACATTGAGGTTGCATCTGAAAATGGATTCCCCAATGTTTTTGATTGCTCAGAAGAACTTCTTTTGATTACAATTCAAGATTATAATACCAAGGAAATTATTACTTTCGGGTCTAGGGATTATTCTGGAAATAGAAAAGACTTCACATTTATAAAATGTGAAGATGAAGTTGATCTATTTAATAAATTCTTGGAATTTTGGGAAACTTCATCTCCTGATGTAGTAACTGGATGGAATAATTCACTGTATGATATTCCATATATTGTGGGTAGGATTGATAGAGTACTTGGTTCCAAAGAGGTTAAAAGACTTTCTCCTTGGAAAAATGTAAGAATTAGAGAAGTAGAAATTTCTGGAAGGACAAATCTTATTTGTGATATTTCTGGAATTACTATATTGGATTATCTCAATCTCTATAAAAAGTTTACTTATACTAATAGGGAAAGTTATGCACTTAATCACATTGGTGAAGTAGAATTAGGTCAGAAAAAACTGGACCACTCAGAGTTTGATACGTTTAAAGAATTTTATACAAAAAATTGGAATAAGTTTGTTGATTATAATATTCTAGACGTAGAACTTGTAGATAAACTTGAGGAGAAATTAAAATTAATTGAACTTTGTATTATGATGGCATATAATGCAAAGATTAACTTCGATGACGTTTTTTATCAAGTTAGGATGTGGGATGCAATTACTTACAATTATTTGAGAAAAAAGAATATTGCAATTCCACCTAAAGTTGCTTCAGATAAGGATGAAAAATTTGAGGGTGCTTATGTAAAAGAACCTAAACCTGGAATGTACGATTGGGTTGTGAGTTTTGACCTTGCTTCCCTATATCCAAGTCTAATCATGATGTATAATATTAGTCCAGAAACAATTTTGGATAATAAACATCCTAACATTAACATTCAAAAAGTTCTTAATAAAACTGTAGATACTGAAAGTTATTCTGAGTATGCTATATGTCCAAATGGATGTATGTACAGAAAAGATATACGTGGATTCTTTCCTGAACTTATTGAAAAAATGTTCAATGATAGAAAACTCTACAAGAAAAAAATGCTTGAGGCTCAGATAAAGTATGAAAAAGAACCATCTAAAAAGTTAAGCAACTTAATTTCTGAATATAATAATATCCAACAGAACTTGAAGATTTGTTTGAATAGTCTTTATGGTGCCCTTGGAAATCAATACTTTAGATATTACCGATTAGACAATGCAAAGGCAGTTACCTTTTCTGGGCAAACTGTAATTAAGTGGATTGAGAGTAAATTAAATACATATCTCAATAAAATTATTGGTACTAAAAATCAAGACTTTATTATTGCATTGGATACTGATTCTAACTATTTAAATTTGGGACCTCTTATTAAAAAAGTTTTTAAAGATAAGCAAGTATCAAAAGAAAAAATTATTAGTTTCATCGATACTATTTGTGAAGATAAATTCCAAGAGTTTATTAATACATCGTTCCAGGAACTTTCTGATTACACCAATGCATATAAAAATACTCTTTATATGAAAAGAGAGGCAATTTGCGATAGGGCTATCTGGACCAAAAAGAAAAGATATATCCTCAATGTATGGGATAATGAAGGAGTTAGGTATGAGGAACCTAAGATTAAAATCAAGGGTCTAGAAGCAATTAAATCATCTACCCCTGCAGTATGCAGAAAAATGATTAAAGATGCAGTTCCAATTATGATGAATCAATCTGAAGATGATATGATCCGTTACATCAAAGAATGTAAGGAAAAATTTATGAAATTTTCAGTTGAAGAGATTTCATTTCCAAGATCTGTTAATAACTTAGATGTTTATGGATCTAGAGGTGAAATTTACAAAAAAGGAACTCCGATGCATGTTAGGGGAGCACTTCTTTATAATTACTATGTAAGGAAGAATAAAATAGATCATAAATATCCAATTATCCAAAATGGAGAAAAAATAAAGTACTGTGCACTTAAAGTTCCAAATCCTATTAGGGAAGATGTAATTTGTTTTATCCAGAACTTTCCGAAGGAACTTGATTTGGATAAGTACGTAGACTATACTACACAGTTCAATAAATCTTTTCTGGAGCCTCTTAAAATTATTCTAGATGCTATTGGGTGGAAAACAGAGAAGACAGTAAACTTAGCAAACTTTTACGCATAAAATTATGGATTTTCTAAAAGATATTGTAAATGAAATTGGAGGAGAGTACACACAACTAGCCTCTGAAATTGATGAAACTGAATCATATGTAGATACTGGTTCTTATATATTCAATGCTGCAGTTTCTGGAAGCATTTATGGGGGAGTATCTGGAAATAAAATTACAGCACTTGCAGGTGAGCAAGCAAGTGGTAAGACGTTCTTTGCACTTGCAGTAGTTAAGAATTTCCTACAAAATAATCCAGAAGGGTATTGTTTGTATTTTGATACTGAAGCTGCAATAACAAAATCTCTTCTACAAAGTAGAGGAATTGATACAAATCGTTTGGTTGTAGTTAATGTAGTAACTGTTGAAGAATTCCGAACAAAGGCTTTAAAGGCAGTTGATATTTACGAGAAAAAACCAGAAAAGGATAGAAAACCTTGTATTTTTGTTCTTGATAGTTTGGGTATGCTTTCTACCAATAAAGAAATTGGAGATGCTCTCTCTGAAAAAGACACTAGGGATATGACCAAACCTCAACTTATTAAAGGTGCATTCCGAATGTTGACTCTTAAACTTGGGCAGGTTAATATTCCAATGATAGTGACAAACCATACTTATGAAACTATGAGTATGTACTCATCTAAGGAAATGTCTGGGGGAAGTGGACTTAAATATGCCGCATCTACTATCGTTTATCTTTCGAAATCAAAAGAGAAGGAAGGTACTGAAGTAGTTGGCAATATAATCAAAGTAAAAACATTCAAGTCACGTTTAAGTAAAGAAAATAAAGAAGTTGAAGTTCGTCTTTATTATGATGAAAGGGGACTTGATAGGTATTATGGTCTTTTGGATCTTGCTGAAAAATACGAAATATTTAAAAAGTCTGGTGCCAGATATCAAGTTGGAGATGGAACTTCTCAATATGGAAAAACCATTATGGAAAATCCAGAAAAATACTTTACTCCTGATGTAATGCAAGCACTTGATGAAGCAGCAAAAACAGAATACTCTTATGGTCAACCAACTTGATGTAGGTGTCTGACTACAGGGCATAAAATAGTTTAATATTCATTTACAATACAAATAATGGAAAGAGTTGAGACTACTATTCTTCGTAATTTACTTTTCAACAGTGAATACTGTAGAAAAGTATTGCCTTTCATAAACCCTGATTATTTTGAGAATAAACATGAACGTGTTGTCTTTGAAGAAATAAGTAAGTTTATTGTTTCTTATGAAGATATGGCAACAAAAGAAGTTGTCTTAATTGAGGCAGAAAAAAGAACTGATATTTCAGAAGAAACTTATAAAATTATTTGTGATTATGTATCTAATCTGGATAATGTTCATGTAGACCTTCAGTGGTTGATGGACACTACAGAATCTTGGTGTAGAGATCGTGCAATTTACCTTGCACTCATGGAAAGCATCAAGATTGCTGATGGGCAGGATGAAAAGAAAGGTAGAGATGCTATTCCTGGAATTCTTCAGGAGGCACTCTCTGTATCTTTCGATGAGCATATCGGACACGATTTCATTGAGGATTACTCTAAACGATATGATTATTATACTAGAGTTGAAGAAAAACTTCCTTTTGATTTAGATTACTTTAATAGAATTACTAATGGTGGACTTTCAAAGAAAACATTATCATTGATTCTTGCAGGTCCTAATGTAGGTAAATCACTTGCAATGTGCTCATTTGCATCTGGATTTCTATCCAAAGGTAAAAATGTTTTATACATTACTTTAGAAATGGCAGAAGAAAAAATCGCACAAAGAATAGATGCTAATCTTTTGAATGTTAACATCACAGACATTGATAAATTATCAAAAGAAAAGTTTGAGAATAAAATTGTCAAACTTTCACAAAAAACCCATGGTAAGTTGATCATTAAAGAATATCCACCTTCTTCTGCTCATGTAGGTCATTTCAAATCTCTTCTCAATGAACTTGCTCTTAAAAAGCATTTCCATCCTGATATAATTTTTGTTGACTATCTTAATATCTGTGCATCCAGTAGGTATAGGAATAACTCAGCAGTAAACTCTTACACTTACGTTAAGAGTATCTCTGAAGAACTTCGTGCCCTTGCTGTTGAATATAATGTACCAGTGTTCAGTTCAACTCAAACTACTCGTAGTGGTTACAGTACAACTGACCCAGACATGACTGATACTTCAGAAAGTTTTGGTACAGTTGCTACCGTAGATATGATTATCGCAATGATTAAAACTGAAGAACTTGATCAACTTGGTCAGGTAATGTTTAAACAAATTAAAAATCGTGATAATGATGTTTCAAAATTTAAAAGATTTGTTGTTGGTGTAGATAGGAATAAAATGAGATTGTATGATGTTGAACAAAATGCTCAAATTCAAGCTCTTGACGAAGCTTTAGAAGAAGAGTATAATTTTGAGGATGATAAAAAAAGCAAATTTAAGGAATTTAAATTTTAATGTCTATTTCTATCAATAAGAAAACACTAGAAAACGGATGTGCCGAATATACTATGACTGAAACTCCAAAGCATGTTGACTTTAATAAGTATGCTGAATTTGTAGATGCTGTAACTTCTGATGAATCAAAAGACTTCCTTGCACTTTCAGATCGTCTAGTTGCTCTAGATGAGAAGGGTGCAAATATTGAAAGACTTTTGACTTCTGCCGTTGGTATTAATGCTGAAGGTGGTGAGTTTATGGAAATCGTCAAAAAGATGGTGTTCCAAGGCAAACCTTACAATGAAGATAATCGTGAGCACTTGATTATCGAACTGGGTGATATCATGTGGTACGTTGCTCAGGCATGTATGGCACTTGATGTGACTCTTGATGATGTGGTTGCTCGTAATGTGCACAAACTCCTCAAACGTTATCCTGAAGGTGCTTTTGATGTTTATTTCTCTGAAAACCGTGCTTCGGATGATAGATAATTATTCTTGATTATCCAATTTAAATCTCTCTAAATATTTGGAGAGATTTTTTTGTATGGATATTACTGTAGATCAGGTTTACGATGAATTAATAAAAAAACCAGAGTATTCCTCAAATATAGTAAAAGAGGCTAATAAAATCACTATATACTCAAATGATTCAATAAAAAAATCAGAAGAAAGGAAAAATAAACTAAGAGGAATTAGAGATTATTTAAGAGAGAAATTTCCAGAATCTTCTAATCTTATAATTTACAATCCTAAAGGATCTGGTAGTACAATAGGAAGAACTGAGATAATAAATAGTGGATCTCGGGATATAGTAGTACTTTTAAAACCAGTACTAGAACCAATTATTCTAAAAAATTGGCTTTTAAATGAAGAAATGTTTGCTGACATATCTAATGAATATAAAGATTATGCAGATGAAGATTCAAGTAAATATAAAATACTTATAAGTGATGGTAGAAAAAGTATCATTATAGATGATGTTAAAAGTGTTACTAGAGTTGGGGGATTGAATAAAAAGTCGGATATAAAAATAACTAAGACAATAGGAAAAGAATATAACATATCCTTAAAAATGTCTCAGTTTCCAGCTTGGCAAGGATATGCAAATAGTAGTCCATCTGCAGTAGAGACTGCAAAAAAAATAATAAGCAATTTAGTAAATCCTACTGCTTCATTTGGTAAAGGTTCTGGTGGAGTTTCTGTTATCTCTACTTTATCTGAAGTTAAAGAATTTTGTTTTGGTGGAGATGGGTCAAATAGAGTAGATTATATTATTAGTGCAGATTTTACATCAAAATCACCTAAATCTTCATTTAAATATAATCAAGATACTAAAACTCTTACTATAATAGTGAATAAAATATATTCTAGAACTCCTATTGATTATGAAGAAGTTAGAAAAAATTGTTATTTGTTAATCTCTAAAGTTTCCAATGCTAGCATTACAATAGGAAATCAATATAGAGGATATCAAATATCATTTGTTCCAGAAAGTAGAGTTAGAAACACCATTCCAGGAAAAAGATAAATAATTAAAAAACTAATCAATGAAGTCCTTTCGTCAGTTTATATCAGAAGCTTTAGAAACTGTAGCATCATCTCAAGCCAAGCAAATGGGTTTGAGGGGGAATGGTCATGGAGATTGGTACGACAATCAAGGAAATTTAGTAGCAAAAACTGTTGGTGGAAAATTAAAAGTATTTAAAGGGAGAGGTGGAAAGGGACCTAGAGATGAATCTCAACCTCAAACTAAACAAAAGATATCAGTAACTGATAAAGTTTCTCAACAACAATCTGATGCACAACAGCAACAGTCGGACGGATCCGATGGAATCGTTGTAGTATTTGGAAGATTTAATCCACCATCTAGGAATCATGAGCAACTTTTAAAATTTGGATTTGCTAGATCTAAAGAATCTGGATATGACTATAGAATTTACCCAAGTCGTATTCAAGATGCTGGAACTAATCCATTGAATCCTTCTTTGAAGGTTCAATTTATGCAGATCATGTATCCAGAGTATGCAGATTATATTTTAGATAGTGAAGACTCTAAGACAATTTTTGATGTACTTGAATCTTTGTATGGAGATGGATATAAGAATGTTAAAATTGTAGTTGGATCAGATAGACTTGGAGAATTTCAAAGTCTTGCTCATAGGAATGATGGTCAGAATTATACTTTCGATAATATAGAAGTATTATCTGCATCTGTTAGAGATCCTGATAGTGATACTGCAGGTTCTGGATCTTCTGTAGCATTGAGAACTGCTGCTGCTGAAGGAAATTATGAAGCATTTGCTTCTAATCTTCCACCTAAAATGAAAACTGCAGATAAGCAGCAATTATTTGATTCTGTAGTTAAATCGATGAAAATTGGTGAGGATTTAGAATTGTGGAAGATTGCCCCCGAACTTGATATGGAAAGTTTGCGTATAAATTATAAAAAAAATAATTTATACCCTGTAGGTTCTATGGTTGAAAATTTAAATACCGGATTATCAGGAAGAGTTTTAAGAAGAGGTACAAATTACCTTATCTGTGTTACAGAAAGTGGGGTAATGTTTAAATCTTGGTTGCAAAATGTAAGAGAATCTACTTATGAGGTAGGGACAGATAAGTATAGGGAAAAACTTCAAAGCATGGTACATGGTCAACCTATAAAATCTTTTACTAAAATTCCCATTAAAGAAACTGTACCTAAAAACCTAAATAAACTTAGGAAAGATTTGCAAAAAGTAAAATGAGTTCTGAGGAAAGAATTTTTTTAGAGGCTACGGCTGCTGAAATTAAAAGAGCTGGTGAGAAGGAACTTAAAAAAACTCAAAAGGAAAATAAAAAGGAAAAAAAGGATTCCGAGTGGTATAGGAAGCAGCTCGAGGCAAATCTCGCATATAAGAGAGAAAGATTAGAGTGGCAAAAGGAAAGGTCATTATTAAAGGATAAATTAAGAAGAAAAAGAGAAACTGAAAAGGGTGCTGAAAGTGTAAAGGAACCACTTCGTAAAATTAAAACTGAAGTAATTAGTGATAAAGATAAAGATCCAACTGCTTATCAAAAAGCAATGGGAAGTGCAGCATCTTTAGCAAAAGGACTTGCTACTGCGGGAGTTGCTGCAGTTAAAAGGAGAGCAGAAAAGAAAAAACAAGAATCTGAAGGACTTAAAAAACCTAAAGTTGGAACTAGAGAACCTAAACCATATTCGATTGCATATAAGTCTGCTAAGAAAAAAAAGAAATTGGAACCTCAAAAATTGTCCGGAACTCCAGAGAGAGAAAAACTCCCTGCAGGTAAAGCACCAATTGCAAGAAGACTGCCTGCAGGTCAAGGTCCTAGTAAACCATCAGGTACACTTGGACAAAGAGCTAGAAAAAATCCAGAACTTAAAAAAAAGTTAATCGCACAAAGATCTGTTGGAGAAGAATTTTCTTGTTGGAGAGAAGAATTTTTATATGAACTAGGGGAACTTAGAAAAAATAAAAAAAATAAGAAAATGAAAAATGGTGATGAAGAAAAAATTATTGATGTAATGAGTGGTAAAAATAAAATTGTAATTGGTCCAAAAATTGATGAGCAATTAGATATTGTAGAAGCAAGAAAAAGAGAGAAAATTGCTAATGCAGTTCTTTTAGCAACTATGGCAGCAACTGCGGGACAATCTCCCAAAGATTTTGTAAGAACTGGTCATATTGAGTCACCTGGAACTGCTCTTATGCAAACATGGGCAAGAAAAAGAGGTGAGGCAGAAAGAAATTTAGATAGTGGTAGAGTTTCTCACCCCTCTAGAAACATTAAGAAAAAAAAAGTTACCGAAGAATGTGATTGTGAAAAAGATCCAAAAAAAGAATTAGTAAAAGCAATAGTCTCAAAAGCTATGAGTGAAAAGAAAAGAAAAAATTATTTGTTGAATTCTGGAATTATTGGGGAAAAGATGGAAATCTCAGAAGCAAAAAAGTCTGAGATGAAATGTAATAAACCAAGAGCAGAAGCACATGGTTCTGGTGAAACTGGAAAATCTCATGTCGTAAAGGCTTGTGAAGGTGGAACTGAAAAATTAATTCGTTTTGGGCAACTTGGAGTCAAAGGTTCTCCAAAGAGAAAAGGTGAATCTAAAGAATATGCAAGTCGTCGTAATCGATTTAAAACAAGACATGCAAAAAATATTGCAAAAGGAAAAATGTCTGCGGCTTATTGGGCAAATAAAGTTAAATGGTAAAGCATTAATTTTAGATAAATATTTTTATCCATAACACGGAGAGCATCATGGGAGCACTTGTAGAACTAGTAAAACCAATTTTATTTGCTGCAATTAATAGTTGCACCACAAAAAAACTTGTGTGTGATTTACTTGATCGTTATGCAAAATCAACCGATAATGATGTAGACAATCTAATCGCAGCAACTGTTAGAACAGCACTATTAAAGAATTGCTGATACTAAATTAAATAAGTTTTGGAGACCTTTCTAGGGTCTCCATTTTTTATAAATACTCTTAGAAAAAACTTACGGGAATAAACAAATGGCACTTTGGGGTAATAAAGACGATGTATTCTCTCCTGGCTCAGTATCAGTAAATTATGCAACTAAAGTAATTACTGGATCTGGAACTTCTTTCCTTGCAGCTTCTGTTGGTGATGTGATTAGTATTGGTGCAGGTAAAACTTTTGGTGAAGCAATCATTGATAAAATTAATTCACAGACTTCTATTTCTATTGCTACTACCCAATTTTTAAGTGGTGCTGCCATTTCTGGTGTAAGTGACTATGTAATTTCACAAAAACCAAAATACACTCAGCATGATACACATTTCACTGCAAACCAAATTTTTGGTGTAGATGAGAGTGAGATTGCAGTAAATACTTATCTTACTCATGCAGGATGGGTTGGAATTATTACTTATGTAGATAGTAGTGGTGAACTGAGAACAAAGACTGAAACTTTAGTCGCAATGTCTGGAATTACAACAGGCACAACAACATACGCTACTGCAGGTGATGCGGCAGATGATGCTAAACTTCCAGATGTAGATATCACTATCACTTCTCAACCTGCTTCTGTTGGAGTAGGAACCACTCAAACAGCAACATTTAGTGTTGCTGCAACTGTAGTTCCTTCAACTGCACCTCTATCTTACCAGTGGAGGAAGTCTACAACTGCAGGTGGATCGACTTATGCTGACATTGCTGGAGCAACTAACTCCAGTGTAAACATTACTAATAATGGAACTGCAAATAACGGATATCGTTATCGTGTCGTTATTACTAGTGGTGATGTTTCAGTAACGTCTTCATTTGCTACATTAACTGTTTCATGATAATTTAGTATGAGATTTAATGAGTTGAATGAAGAGAACTATGTTTTATTTGCAATTAAACATTATGAAAATCCTCAAGCAGTAACAAAAGAGGATTTTTACGATGACCTTAAACGGTTTAAATGGATAAAACGGTTACTTAGAAAATATAAATCAAGTGGTGAATTGAACACTCATCTGTTAATTAACCACTTTTTGATTTTATATAATGTTTTTGGTGAAGCTACTACTCCTTTATTGTTTTATAAAATTGATTCTGAATATTGGAGTTTGATAAAAACTATAATCATGTATCTGGGAAGATTTCCAAATTATCCAAAAACTGAATTGCACGATATACCAATTGATACTAGCTGTTTAAATCAACTCAATGATCTCTAATGAAAGACAGAACTTTTAATTATATAAGAAAAATCATTCATGATATGTTAGAAGAGGATGTCTCTGCGATTTCTGCACCGACAAATAGTTTATCTAGTGGAAAGATTGCAGGAACTCCTGAAGCAGGTGATTTACCCCCCGTTGATCTTCGTAAAAAGAAATATAAAAAATTACCATTCTTTTATAAAGACATGTTTAGGAGGAAAACGAGTGTTCAATCAAAACGCACCATTTGATACTAGAGTGGCAGTACTTGAAGAAAAATTCAGTGTGTATGAGCAAATGATGAATAAGTTAGAAGCTGCAATAAGAACAATTAGTGAAACTAGTCAAGGCATTTCAAAAATGTTGGCTATACATGATGAAAGATTGGAAAATACAATAAGATCGGATACATTGATTTTACAAAAAATTACTGAGGTAGATGCTAGAAATGCCATAGAGCATGAAAAAGTAATTACAAGAATGAATGAATTGGAAGATAAAGTCGATGAAATAAGTAAAATTAAATGGATGACTATTGGAACTGGAGTAGTTCTTGCAGTATTAGCAACAGCATTTTCAACTCTTGCTTCTGGTTGGTGGACTCCTCCTGAAATGCAAATGTTAAAAGATGGACATATGCATCAGCAAAACGTACCTCCAGATAAGAATTGACAAAAACTTGATCTTTCAGTAGAGTGTGAGTCACAGACTTTTATATGAATGGATTTAATTGATTTCAAGTATATTGATCTTGTATCTACCAGACTGCAAAAATTTAAAAGAGTAAAAGATAGTCTTTATAATTTTCGTTGCTTTTACTGCGGGGATAGTAAAAGGACAAAAAATAAAGCAAGAGGATATTTGTATTCTATCAAGAATACCTTTAACTACAAGTGTCATAATTGTGGGAAATCTACATCGTTTGTTAATTTCCTAAAAGATGTAGATCCAAATATTCATGATCAATATATCATTGATAGATTTAAAACAAATAAGAAAAAAGAACCAGTATTAAAGGTAGAAAAAAAATCATCTAAACCAGTATTTAAAAAAAAATATTTTGATCTTCCTCAACTGTCTAAACTAAATAAAGAACACTTTGCACGACAATACGCAGAGAAAAGAGGAATTCCAGAAAAAAAATTGAGTGAACTTTATTTTTGTGAAAAATTTAAAGAATGGACCAACACACAAAAACCAACTTTTAAATCATTGGAATATGATGAACCTAGAATTATCATTCCTCTCATTTATAATGATGAAATTTTTGGATTCCAAGGTAGAAGTTTATCTAAGAATTCAAAAGTAAAATACATAACAATTATTTTAGATGATTCTATACCTAAAATTTATGGTCTCGATGGAATAGATTGGTCAAAAAATGTTTATGTAGTGGAAGGACCTATTGATAGCATGTTTATCCCAAATGCTATTGCTATGGTCGGTGCAGATGTAAACATTTCTCAAATTCCAGATAGGAAAGATATTGATTACATTTTTGTGTATGATAATGAGAAACGGAATAAAGAAATAGTAGACAGAATGCAAAAAACTATTTCTCAAGGGCATTATATTGTAATTTGGCCAAATGACTTGAAAGAAAAAGACATTAATGATATGATCTTAGCAGGACTTCCTGTTGAGGAAATTATAAAAGAAAACACTTTTATGGGATTAGAAGCAAAAGCAAAACTTATCGGATGGAAAAGAGTATGAGCAATGGAACTAAAGTACTGAAGAGAAAAGGTCACACTGAACCACTTGACCTGAATAAGATTCATACGATGGTTGAGGAGGCATGTAGAGACCTTTCAGGAGTTTCTGCATCTCAAGTAGAAATGCAATCTGGGATTCAATTTTATGATGGGATTTCTACACAAGAAATTCAAGAGATTCTGATCAAATCTGCGTCTGATTTAATTGATTTGGACAATCCAAATTATCAATTTGTTGCGGCAAGACTTTTGCTATTTTCTCTCAGAAAGTCACTTTACGGAAAAATTAAAGATCACCCCTCATTCTTTGATCACATTGTAAAGTGTGTGGGAGTTAATGTGTATGATACAGAGATTTTAGAAAAGTATACTGAAGATGAACTCAATAAACTTGGCAATTATATTGACCATGATAGAGATTATCTCTTCACCTATGCTGGATTGAGACAAGTTGTGGATAAGTATCTAGTTCAGGACAGAAGTACTGGGAAAGTTTACGAGACACCACAATTTGCTTATATGATGATTTCGGCAACAATGTTTGCAAATTATCCTCAAAGTACTCGTCTTTCTTATGTTAGAAAGTATTATGATGCTATTTCAAAACACAAGATTAATATCCCAACTCCAATTATGGCAGGAGTAAGAACTCCTACTCGTCAATTTGCATCATGTACTCTGATTGATGTTGATGATACTCTGAATAGTATTATTGCATCTGATGGTGCAATGATGAAATACGTTGCAGGACGTGCTGGAATTGGTTTGAATATTGGTAGACTTCGTGCAATTAATAGTAAAATTCGTAATGGTGAAGTTGTTTCTACTGGAGTAATTCCATTCCTTAAAAAATTTGAAAGTTCATTAAAATCATGCCACCAAGGTGGTCTACGTCAAGGAAGTGCTACTGTTTATTTTCCAATTTGGCACAAAGAAATTGAAGAAGTTATTGTTTTAAAAAACAATAAAGGAACCGAAGATAATCGTGTACGTAGACTAGATTATAATATTCAATTATCTAAAATTTTCTATGAAAGATTCATTCAAAATAAGGAGATTACATTATTTTCTCCGCATGATGTCCCTGGACTTTATGATTCTTTCGGAACAGATTTATTTGACGACCTCTATATTCAGTATGAAAAAGATTCGTCCATTCCGAAAAAAACTGTCAAGGCACAAGAACTCATTCTTGATCTCCTCAAAGAACGTGCTGAAACGGGTCGTATCTATTTGATGAACATTGATCATTGTAATTCTCATAGTTCTTTCAAGGATAAGGTTAATATGAGTAATCTTTGCTGTGAGATTACTCTTCCTACTAAACCAATTCAACATATTGATGATGAAGATGGTGAAATTGCATTGTGTATTCTTAAAGCACTAAATGTTGGAAAAATTAAATCTGATGAAGAACTGGAAGAGTTATGTGATCTTTGTGTCAGAACTCTTGATGAATTGATTGAGTATCAAGAATATCCAATCAAGGCTGCAGAGATTGCTACAAAGGCACGTAGAACACTTGGAGTTGGTATTATTGGACTTGCTCACTATCTTGCTAAATTGGGATACAATTATGATCAACCTGAGGCATGGAGTGCAGTTCATGGTCTTTCTGAGAGTATTCAATACTATCTCCTGAAGGCATCAAATCAACTTGCTAAAGAAAAAGGTAAGTGTGATTATTTCCATAGAACTAAATATGCAGATGGAATTCTTCCAATTGATACTTATAAGAAAGATGTTGATGAGATTTGTAATGATCCACTTCAGCACGATTGGGAAGAACTTCGTCAGAATATTTTGACAGATGGACTAAGGCATTCTACTCTTACCTGTATCATGCCTTCTGAAAGTAGTTCAGTGACTTCAAATGCAACCAATGGAATTGAACCTCCTCGTGGATATCTTTCCATTAAAAAGTCTAAAAAAGGACCTATCAAACAAGTAGTTCCCCAATATACTACTTTGAAAAGTCATTACACTTTGCTTTGGGACATGAAAAATAACAATGGTTATTTTAATATTGTTTCAGTAATTCAGAAGTTTTTTGATCAGGCAATTAGTGCTAATTGGAATTATAATCCAGAGCATTATCCAAACAATGAAGTGCCTATGAGTGTAATTGCTCAAGATTTTCTGAGGGCATATAAGTATGGTCATAAGACTGGTTACTATCAGAATACATATGATGGTAAGAGTGATGAACCTAAAGAAGATAATAATGAAATTCAAAATCTTATTGATGAAATTTTAAACAGTGATGATGAAGAAGCTTGCGATAGTTGTACAATCTAAGGAGAATTAAATGGTAGAAGGGATGACAGTCTTTAATACAAATCAAGTAGATACACTTAAACAACCAATGTTTTTTGGTGCTCCTTTAGGAGTTCAAAGATATGATACTTATAAGTATCCTGAATTTGATAAACTCACTCAACAACAACTTGGATTCTTTTGGAGACCTGAGGAGGTTTCTTTACAAAAAGATCGTTCTGACTACCTTACACTTCGTCCAGAACAAAAGCATATCTTCACTTCCAATCTAAAGTATCAGATCCTCCTTGATAGTGTTCAAGGTCGTGGACCTGGTATGGCATTTATCCCATACTGCTCTCTTCCTGAATTGGAGGCAGCAATGACAGTATGGGAATTTATGGAGATGATTCACAGTAGGTCATATACCTATATAATTAAAAATGTATATGCAGATCCTTCAGTAGTATTTGATAAAATCATTACTGATGAAATGATCTTGGAAAGAGCATCCTCTGTGACATCATCATATGATGACTTTATCAATTCTGCTCAACAATATGGAACTTCCAACACTTGGAGGTTTGCAAATGAAGGGGTTGATTTGGGTAAAACCGAAAGAATCGAATTAAAGAGGAAACTTTACCGTGCAATTGCCAATGTCAATATTCTCGAAGGTATCAGATTCTACGTCTCTTTTGCTTGCTCGTTTGCGTTTGGTGAACTCAAGCTTATGGAAGGATCCGCTAAAATTATCTCTTTCATCGCAAGAGATGAAAACCAACATCTTACACTTACTCAAAAAATTCTGACTAAGTGGGCTCAGGGTGATGATCCAGAAATGCAAGAAATTGCTAAAGAAGAAGAATCTTATGTCTATAAAATGTTTGAAAACACTGTAAACGAAGAAAAACGTTGGGCAGAATATCTGTTCAAGGATGGATCGATGATAGGCCTCAATGATAAACTTCTTTGGATGTATGTGGAATGGATTGCTAATCGTCGCATGAAATCAATTGGACTAAAACCAATGTTTGATATTCCAGCTAAAACCAATCCACTCCCTTGGACTGAACATTGGTTGAATAGCAAAAATATGCAAGAAGCTCCAATGGAAACTGAAAAAGAAAGTTATTTGGTAGGGGCAATTAAACAAGATATTGAAACTAATGCCTTTGCGGGATTTAGTTTGTGATAAAAGAGGGGTAATAACCCCTCTTTTTTTATGAAAAAGATAAATAAAAATAAAGATCTTTTTATATTAATGGATAAATCACAAAATATTTACGAAGCTTATCTTCAGGTTTATTCAGAAGGTATTGCATCAGAACATCCTGATATTTCTGGACAGAAGGAATTTGCCAAAAAGGCAGATGAAGAACTTGCACGTAGAAGAAAGGAAAGAGCAAAAAAATCGGGACCTCAACTTCCTAAGTTTTTAAAAACTAAGAAGGGTATTCAAATCGAAGAAAAGGATCATGAGTACTCAATGGCTCGAACTGAACTTCATAAAATTGATGGTGCAGTTAAAAAACTTCGTAAAAAATTAAAAGGTGAAGGTAATATTGAAGCTTGGGTGCAATCTAAAATTACGAGAGCAGCAGATTATTTAGATTCAGCATCAACTTATATTGAGAGTGGTGAGCACGATCATATTGAAGAAGATATTATGCTTGAAAGAGAAATGACTCCTTCTGAAGTTAGAAAGGAGAAAAGACTTAAAGGTAAATATGATGATAGTGGAATGAAGAAAAGTATGATTGATCAATATGGGGAAGAAAAAGGAAAGCAAGTATATTTTGCAACTATCCGTAAGCAAGCAATGGCAAACTCATTTGAACCAGAAGGTGAACAACTTGATGAGAATCCACTGGTCGGATTAGGACTTCGTGCAGGTGCTGCTGCACTTGGAGGTTATCTAGCAAGCAAGGGCATGGAGGCAGCAAAGAAAAAAGTAGATTCTACAATTGATAAAGCAAGAAAAACTTCACCTATTGGTGGTGAGAGATATTCTTCACAATTAAATCAATTAAAGCAATCAATTGATTATGATGGTGAAACCTTAGAAGAGAAAAAACTTTCAAGAACTGAAAGAAGAGAACAAAATCAAGGTAAAAAGAAAAAAGGTGGTGCAGTTCATGCTTACGATATGGACGAAACTTTGTTTGGTCATGACCATTCAAAAGTAAAAGTTCATGTAAAAGATGATAAAGGAAAGAGAGTACAGAGTCTCACTAATCAAGAGTTTAATACTCACAAACTTCCAAAAGGACATTCTTATGACTTTGGTGAATTCCGTAGTTCTAAAGTCTTTACAAAATCAGCTAAACCTAATAAAGGAATTATCAAAAAGTTAAAGAAGCAAGTAAAGCAAGGTAAAAACGTTCATATCATTACTGCTCGTGGTGATATGGATGATCAAAAAACCTTTTCAAAACACTTGAAAAAACACGGTATTAATATTGAAAAAGGTGGAAAAAATTATGTTCATGTCCATCGTGCAGGAAATGTAGAAGGTGGTGACATTGGTGAAAAGAAAAAAACCATCCTTCATGGTTTAATGAAGAAAGCAGGTACTAAAAAAGGTCATATGTATGATGATGCGGCAAAAGTGCATAAAGCAATGGAAAAGGCCAATAAAGAAACAGTATCTGGTCCAAAAGTTAAAACTCACATGGTAAAACCAAATAAGGAGGGTAAAGTCGTGTCACGTTCTTATCAAGCAACTAAGGAAGAATTTGAAGTTATTTTAGATTTTATTCTAGAGCAACTTGTAGATCAGGGTTATGTAGAAAATCTAGATTCTGCATTGGATTTAGTAGATACATTTGAAGAGGATTATGTAGATGATTTAATTTCACAGAGTATTGGATTACTTTCAGAATCTGTAGAAGATGAATCTGCTTTAAAATTTGGATACGTATCTAGATTTACAAATAGAACTGAAAATACAATCGAAGAGGATGACGAACAACTAACACCATATGAGTATTGGAAAACATTTATTGGTGAAGATGATATTCAAGAAGAAGTTGAAGAAGAGGTTATTTCAGAAGAAGTAATTGTAGAGAATAAAAAAGAAACTACTTATGAACAGTGGAAAAAATTTATTGAACAAAGAGAAGTTCAAAAATGATCGATAATGCAGTAAGTGAACTTGAAAAAAACCTTCCTAAACTTAGGAAGGTTTCATACTCATCTATTGATTCACTAATGAGACGTATTATGAGAAAGTATGATGTTACTGCAAAGGAACTTCATTTCTCTTTTAAAGATAAACATCATAAAACTCCAGATGAGTGGATCAAAGAAAAAAATTCTTTAAAAGAAATGAAGACTTTTGATGAGTTTTATGAAACTTGTATGTTATTAATGTTTAAAAATGAAATTTAATTTTTCTTTCGGTAAGAAAAGAAGAGGAATTATAGAGTGGGCAAAACTCTCTATAATTTTTGAAAGTATTATTGAGTTTTTGTCAAATAAATTTAATATTGATAAAAAAAGACTCTGGGATATTGTAGATGAACTTCAAAGAGAACTTTTAAAAAGAGGTTGGATTGATGATACTGTGAATGAGTATGTCATCAATACTCCAGAATTATTGGATCAACGAGTTGAACGTGATGTAGATAGAGCAATCGAAGAATATAAACAACTGGAAGAATCAGAACCAGTGAATATGAAGAATGAGGTGATATTAAAAGAAATAGAAAAAGATAAGTATACTAAAACTCAAAAGAAGATTGTAAAGGATGCAGTATATTATGAAAAACAACCAGATGGCAGTAAGGCACAGGAACTTTTAGGTGGAGATATTGGTATAAGAGGAATTTGGGAAATTGATAAAGATAAATAATATTAATAAAAGTACTTTTCAATGCTCAAAGAAAGATGAAAAAAGAGAATTTGGATGATTTGAAGGTTTTATACGAGAGTGTCTATGATGAAGAATATTTAAATGAAGCACCAGGTGGTCCCGCAAGGTTTTGGGATAGCAATATGGGCAGGTTTGTCACAAAAGTTACAAATGCTGCTAAATCTGCAGGAGAGTATCTTGCCCCATCCCCAGAAAGGTCTGCTGAACCATCAGTTCGTGCTGGTGTTAGAACACCAACTACTGGATTTTCTCATGTCCAAAGTATGGATAAAGCACCAACATCAGCAGCAAGAGAAACTAGAGCACAAAGAGAAGCAAGAATATCAAGAGCACAAGATGCTGCAATTGCTGCTGCAGAAAGGGCAGAAAAAGCAAAAGCAAAAGAAAGAGCAGCAACAACTCCTGCTACAACTCCAGCAAGACCAACAGTAACTACACCTGCGGCAACTTCTCCAGCAGCAAAACCAGCAACACCAGGAGCAGGAGCAAAGGTTGCACCAACTGCTGCAGCAAGACCAACAAGTTCACCTGCAACTGCAACGACTGCACAAAAGATTAAAGGTGGATTGGATGTTTATAAGTCTCAAGTTAAGTCTGGAGATATAAAAGGTGCAGAAGCAACTGGAAAATCAACTTGGGCATTGGCAAACCCAACACTTGCAAACAAACAAAAAACTCCCAATCCACTATTGCAAGATAATGAAATTAGTAAAATGAAATCTGCTTCAGTAATGAGGCAGAATAATATATCATTACCAGGTGCAAAAAATCCTACAAGTTCCGATATTTCAATGTCACAACAAAAAGCAAAAGCACAAGAAATTGTAAAGAGTGGTAAAGTAGAAGCATTGAAACAATCATTTGAATGGGGATCAACTTCTAAAATTGTTGATGATATTGCAGATGCTTATGCTTCAATCTATGAAGCAAAGAAAAAAGTAGACCAAGACAAAGATGGTGATAATGACTTTGCAGACGTAAGAATTGCAAGAATGATTGCCTCTGGTGTTCCAAAAGAAAAAGCAATCGCAGCAGTTAAGAATAAACCATACAATGAAGAATTTGAATCTTGGATTGATTCTCTTGTGGAGGAAGGTTATGACCTTTCTGATTATACTATGGAAGAAATGTTTGATATTTATCTTAGTGAAGCAGAAGGTTCATATGGAGAAACTCCAAAGGCATATAGTGCAGCATTCAAAACCAAGATGACTGCAAAGAGAAAACCTTTCCTCAAGAAAATGATGAGCAGAACTAATCCTGCAAATAGAAAGGATGCTTATGATTCTCCAAGAAAGGGCATGACTGCTTCTGATAGAGAGGAAGCAAGAGCTGGTGCAGCACATGGTTCCCCTAGAGGACATGATTATCCTTCACAAGGTCCTGGTGGAATAACCAAGAGTGCTAAGAAACTCCGTAAGCAAAAGGCAATGGGTGAGTTTGGTGAAGCATATGAAATTGATGAAGCAACTAGAATGAGAAAGGAACTCGGTAAGGAAGGTGAAATTGCAACTCGTAAGGAACTTGCAGCACGTTCTAAATCATTCAAACGTTCTGGTAGTGTAGATAAGACAATTGCAGCAGCAGAAAGAGGTGCCGATAGACCTTATATTAAGCACAAACGTGATGAATCTGATTCTGACAGAAAAGCAAGAGAAGAAAAGCAAAGTAGAACACTAAGAGGACTTGCTGCTTCGAGAAGAGGGTCTGTAAGGGATAAACCAAGAGCAGGAATGAGAGGATATGCTGCTAAGGTAGAGGGTTCTGATAGGGACCTACAATCTGCAAGAGGTTCTGCCAGAAGTGCAGGAACTCTTACCCCTGCGGAAAAGCAAAAGTTAAATGATAATTTTAATAAATATCAAAAGGGATCACAAGAACTATCCGAGAAATCAATTATGTCAAACAATCATCAAATTTACGAAGTAGTGGCAAGCTACCTGCTAGAGAATAATCTAGCAGAATCTGTTGATAGTGCAAATGCTATCATGGAAAATATGAGTTCCCAGTGGATTTCTGGCATTATTCAAGAGTACAATGAATATGTAGAAAACTATAATATGTTTGTAGAATGTCTCGATGAATTAGGTTATGATCTATCAGAAATGTCAGATTACGATTTGGAAGAAGCATATGGTGATCTTTCAACTAGAAAACTGATTTTCACTGAAGCAAGAGCAAAGGGTGTAAAGGCATATAAGCCTGCTCCAACTCAAGCAGAAATTAGAGCAAATGAAAGAAAAGCTCGTAAAAAGCATGTAGAATCTGGTAGTGATAAGTCAGGTTATGGTCCTGATGAAAAATTCTATAAGCCAGAAGATAAGAAGGTTCCCGATAAGGAAACTGCAGAATGGTTCAGAAGAGTAGGACACAAGAAAAAGTTCGGCAGACCTTTTGGTAAATATCAACCAAGTGCAATCAAATTTGGTGATATCAAGAGAATGGGTCTCAAGTGATCGATTGATTTAACTTTTTAAAACCTCTCCGAAAGGGGAGGTTTTTTATTGCAAAATAATAAATAAATTTGACCCCACACTAAAATAAAAATGAATTATCAAGAGTTTAAAGATTTATCGGAAGCATATCAACAAATTTATGCTTCAATTGAAGAAGAATTAGACATTTATAATACTGTAATCGAATTCCTTTGTCTAGAGGGTTATGCCTCTACTTTAGATGAAGCAAATTGGATGGTAGCAAATGAATTAACTGAAAAAGACATACATGATATTTTAGAAGCTACTAAATGGATTCAAAAAGCTATTAAAAAACCAGGAGCATTGAGTAAATCTTTAGGAGTTCCTGAGGAAAAGAATATCCCTGCCAAAAAACTTGCTGCTGCAGCAAAAAAAGGTGGCAAGTTGGGTAAGAGAGCAAGACTAGCTCAAACATTAAGAAAATTAGCAAGAAGAAAAAAGAAAGGATAATTTCTTGACAAGTATTCAAATCTTGCTATAATAACCCTGTGGAGTTTGAAGAATTACTATATTAAAGAGTAATAAAACTATTAAGATATAAAACTCTTATTACTCTTTAATACTACTTCATAAATTGTAGTCTTTTCACTTGAGAAGAATTTTCCTTCAATATTGGTGTTGTAATATTCATCACTCATTAAAACATTTCTATTAAATTGTTCATACATTTCATAGTATGACATGGATTTTTTATGAGGACATAAGTACAAGATTTCTCTAGTAAAATTTTCTTTTCCTATTTCTTTTACGTCTTTAGTTAATTCATCACAAGATCCGAAATAATTTTTCCAATTACTTTCTTTAGTTTTCCTTCTTCCTGTTTTTGGATCCTTTCTTCTAACCCAAAAATGTTTTTTTCCAATATATTTTTTGTTGTTAGTTGTATTAGTAATCAAATATACAAAACCTTCTAGATTTTTTGTGACTTCAATAAAATCTTCATCATTATATTTCCAATTCATTAAGATATCTTATTTTGTTTAATTTATATAGTAAGATAATTTAGTTTATTATATTCTTGTCATTTGATCAGTAATCAGGTAGAATACAAGACTACAAGTAATATTGTAGTCAACAGAAGTTTGAATATAAAAAGATATTATGGCAAAAAATGAAAAGATTAAAGAAATCTTCGGAGAAACGAAAAAATATTTTATTAGTAGAATTAATGAGTTATGTGAGGAAAACCGAACTCTAGATGCATGTGCAATGCATGATGAACTCCGAGAGTGGTTGATAGAGCAGGAAAAACCGACCATTCTTACCGTAAGACGCAAGAGTAGGATCTGATATTGACAAATCAATAAATAATAACTCATAATATTTTTTCATCTTTCCTTCGGGATCAGATGATTTTTGACTTAGAGCCGTGGGGATTCCCCCTTGAAAAAGGGGATGTGCGGTTTCCCTATACGGATGTAGAATTCTGTACGTATTAATGCAAAGTTTCTTTACAGTAGCCCTGCCTCTTCTGGCAACGGTTACAACCAGTACGGCATCACTGCCATTCGTCAACTACAAGATGCAGGGGCCTCCCCCTCCAATTGAACCAACAACCAAACCATTTGCTATTATCAAAGAATTTGATCTTGTAGATGAAAAGAAGACAGCAATCCGAGAGGTTGCTCCCGAAAAACCAAAAGAGAAAAGGCTAATTTGTAAAGGGTGTAATAATCATGAAAATACTGCTTTAGCATATTTTCAAAATATTGGTATCAAAGATAAAAACGCCCTTGCTACTATCATGGGCAATATTAAGCAGGAATCTATGTTTGTGCCTAATATTTGCGAAGGTGGTAGCAGAACCTCATACTATAATTGTGGAAGAGGTTATGGTTTGATACAATTTACTTCTGCTTCTCGTTAT